GTTTCCTGTTGCTCGGTACAATAATTGTGGTTGTGCAGACTTTACAGCTTGATAAAAAAACTCAGCTAATTTTTGTGGTGGTATTAAAATATTACCACTGTGAACTGTAGTAAACACAGCAGAAAAAAAGTTTCTTAAGTGTGTAAAAGGACCAAGAATAGTTTTACCAGCTTGCGATAAACCTTTAGGTATTAACAACATAGCTCTGTATGGAAGTGATTTCGTTAATGCACTGCCTAAAATCTCATCTCCTTGTTTAATAGACTCTGCCCACGCTCTACTTGTAAACAAACCGTCTAAAGGTGAGGAATATACTTGATCCGATAATCTAGTAGTAAGTTTTAATGGTGTACGTATAATTTCTTGATAAGGTAAATTTTTTAAAGCTTCATTATATGATTTATAAAACAAAGGTCTTCCACCTTCTTTTAATAATCTTTCACTATCTTTTAATAGTTGTGTATAAAATTTATCTCTAGACACTATATCAGCAAGATCAGTCATGACATTGTAGATAGTGTTCTTTGCATTTTTATATTTACCAAACAAAGAATTAAACGCTGCAAGATCTGATTTAGTTTGTACTAGTCCACCTATTTTATCTGCTTTAAATTTACCACCACCAGTTACATTCTCACTCATGCTTTTTATTTGCACGGCAGCATCATCTAAAATATTGGCTGTGCCAATAGGAAAACTTGGTGTTTTAGTTATTGGATCTTTGGTTACACGTTTTAAAATATTGTTAACAACAATCATAGCATCGTCTATAGAAAAATCTTTTTCACCATTGTTACGATGATATCTTTGAATAATTTTAGCTACATCTTCTTTAGCAGCTAATGTAGGTTTAAATCCATCAAACAATCCCATATTCATATCAAAAATTTTATAGTCAGCACCCAGGTTATATTTAACTCTATTGTTTAGTATTGTATTTAATTCCCCTGTAGCAACTTTAACATTTTTACCTTGTGCGATTGAATTTTTAAGAGCAGCAGCCGTTGTTCTAAAATCAAAACCGTTACTAACTAATTCATCAATATTTTCTTTGTTAACTCCTAATTCGTTCATAGATTTTCTAAAAGCTTTTATTGACTTATCAGAAAAACCTTTAAATAATATTCGCCCTTTACTCACTACATCGTCAGTAGCTAATAAAAAATTAGAAAATAATTCTGATAGTTGAGCAGGGTTTTGTATAGCTTCAGATGCTTTGGTGCTATTTCTAGAAATTTTTTTTATTGCATCGTCAAAACTTTTAGCAGCATCATCTGCTGTAATTTTAACTGCACTTTTTTTACCCTCTAGTCTTTGAATACCATCAAATATATCTTGAGCTTTGTCACTTCTAGATCTAAATGGTTTACCCACATATTTATCAACCCATCTTTCTATTTGTGAATTACTAAATGCAAGATCTTTACCTTTTGTTGTAAGTAATTTAGCTGTTTTACCTACACCATAAACAAAGGGTATAATAGGAAAAGCTAACTCTGCACCAAATTTAAGTTTATTATTTAATTGTCTAAATGCATCTTCATTAGCTGTTTCTTTTTGTTCTCTATCTTGACCTGTGCCTAAAAAATCTAATGCATTAATATCTCCAAAAGTACCAATGTCTTCTTGTTTCATAACAATAGCACCACCACCAAAACCACCACCAATACTTATAGCTGCAAATTTATCAAAACGATTTGGCTTATTTAATTGTTTAGCTTTATTTGCTGCTCTACTTAAATTAGCACTTTCAACTGTTTTACCATATCGATTAGTTTTAACTGCATTAACTAATGCAGGTGCTAGCTGTCTAGCTTTCATACTTGCGTATTGAATAGCTGGACCTAATGTTTTCGTGGCTATTTTACTACCACCATATAGTTGAATAAATGCTTCTGTTAAATGCCCTGCAGCAGTTGCTCTAGCTTGTTCTTCTGCTTGACTTTCTATTAAACCAAAAATAGTTTTTTCAAATTCTCTATTAAATCTTTCTGTTAAACTTTGATCAACATCTATGCCATCACCTTTTGCTGCGTCATAGATTAAAGTTCCAAAATTAATTATACCTTTAGGTATTTTAATACCACCACTAACAACAGCTGCTGTAAGAGATTCACCTAATCCTACTTCGTAATCATCTTTGTCACCTAAACCAACTTTTCTTTCTTCTTTAATTTTTAGAGATTCATCTATATCTCCGGATTCTTTTTCAGCCTCTATTTGCCCTGCTTTGGCCTCACCAAAAAAAGCTAAATCTTTTGGAAGAATTGATGATAGCGCTGTATATTTTTTTTCTTCCTTAATTCTTTCTTTTACTTCTTTGTCAGATAAACCTTGATTTAAAAGTTCGTCCTCGGCTAATCTTCTAATTAAACTGTCAGCTCCTTCTTCATTAATAATACGATTATAAAGTATACCTTCTTCAAAACCTTGTTTAATTGTTTCTCTTTTTTCTTCAGAGGGAATTAAGAAATCATACCAGCTTGATTCAGCCATGGTTTAATCCTCCTGTATATCTAGGTCTAATTTAAGTACTCGTTTACCTTGTCTATAGATAAAATTACCTGTTGTAATATCATAAACATACGTGTTTTCTGGAAGAGAGCCTAAGATAGAATTATTTTTAAGGGTTGCTCCAGCTTCAGAATTAATATCACCTTCGTATTCATCATTTTTATATACGTATTTGTCCTTAGACGATGTTCTTAAAAAAGTATTGTAAGCTTCTGGGTTTGCTTTAGCTAATTTTTCCTCATCATTAAAAATAAGATTAGCTTGGTTAGTTGTTAATGTAGGCCCTGATCTTGTTGATGTTACATCTATAATGTCTTGTATTTTAAGAGACTGTGCATCTCTTTCTACATCTTGAGGATTTTTAGATTTTCTAAACTCAGGTAATACCATATTAAATGCCTGTTCTTTAGAATAATTACCACCCTCTTTTGACATTAAATATTCTACTTTTTCTTGTAAAGCTGTTTTATCTGAGTCAGATAAATCTTTATATAATTCTAAGGCGATAGCTTGTTTTGCTCTTTTTTGCGACTGTCTATCTTTAATTAAATTTGCTATAGGTTCTTTAGCTGCACCTAATATATTAGGTATAATTCCACCGCCACCTGTTTGAGTTGCAATGTTTGGTCCAACTTGTAATAAAAATTGTGTTAATGGATCTCCAAGACCTGTGTCTGAACCTCCAAACGTATCAATAAAATCAACACCTGATTTAATACTATCTAAATCTTTAGCATTACTCTCTGCGTATTGTCCTCTTTCAACAACATTGTCCATGATACCACCACCGATAGTGCCACCTTTTCTAAACATTGGTCTTTTAAAAGTTCTCATATTAACTAAACGCCCTGTATACCCCTGCTAATGTAGCTCCAGCTCCTAGGGCTGTTTGTAATGGTGAAGGTGAAGGTGTAACTTGAGTTTGGAATTGTGCTGGGTATCCAGCTATTAAACTCGTAACACCTTGACCTAATTGTTGAGCCAAGTTTAACGGTTGTTGTTGTTGTGCAAAAGCTAATTGTTGTTGAGCAGCTAAGTCTGCTTGAGTTTGTGCTTGCTGCTGTGTACCCAATGCACCTAATGCGGATATTTGTTGACCAAATAATTGTGGTGCTTGAGAAGCTAAAGTTTGCTGCTGCTGAGCTAAAGCTTGCTGTTGGGCAAAAGCTTGATTAGCTGCTTGTTGAGCTTGACCAAAACCTTGCTGTAATAACTGTGCTTGTAATGCTGCCCGGTTCCTGTCGCTTGTTGTTTGATACTCAGCTAGTTGGACACCTTCTCTACCACCACCAAATGCACCAGCACCAATAGCTTGTGCCCTTAATGCAGGTAAACCTTTTTGAGCTTGTACATCAAACTCGTCTAAAGTAGTTTTAACTACATCTTGTTGAAATGGAGATAAAAATTGTTGATAAGCTTGTGGTCCTACAAATTGACCCGCTTGTCCAGCTTGCGTAGCTGCTGTCTGTAAGAAAGGTGCAAACGTTCCAAGACCACCTCTTAGTGCTTGAGCTTCTTGTGTAATTTGTGATGTGGGAGCCACAAATTGTGGACCCATTACTTTAGTTAAATCTGCACCACGTAAGCCACCAATAGCTGATTGTAAATCAGCTAAATATGTTTTACCTGCCGCTTCAATAAACGGTGCAGGTAAATTCTGTACTGTTGAAACTTCTGCCATTATACTACCTTGCTCTCTAGGTTTTTCATGAGATCATACATTCTCTGAGCACCTTTATTAACACTACCACCTCCAGCAGCTCTAACTGCATCTGCCGTAAATACGAATTCGTTGTTTGATAACATCGCTGGGATATCATCTGCTTTTTCTTTTATACCAACTGGTGGTATAAATCCACCTGTTTCTCTTAAATCTACTTCTTTGACTCCTTTAGAATTAACATTAATAGGTAGACCCTCGATGCCTGCTGCCATCTCTACTTTCTCATCTGAACCCATAGCTCTATTAACTCTACCACCTTCAGCCATATTTCCTACAGGTATTGTCTGGTCATCAGCTGACTCTACCATAGCACTTATTCTTATGTTATAATCTTCATCAGACTCGTTACCTTCTTGTGGATATAATCTTTTAAATTGAACACCAAGTTGTTCTTTTACTTGTGCTTGTCTGTTAGCATAATCTTCGTTGGACTCACCTTCTTGTTGTTCCATATCGGCTAATAAACCAGTGATGGCTGCACCAACTCCACTTATTTTTAATGCATCTATAGCAGCACCCGCACCTTTTTTATCACCAGTCAAACTAAGAATATTAGTAAGTGCACCTTTTTTAAATATATTTGCAGCCCCTCCTAAAAATTGTGCAGGGTTCGTAAAACCAGAAAACATTCCTGCTAGGCCGGATCCTCCTGCTAAATTACCAAGTGCACCTGCACCTGTATATAATAATGCAGCTTTACCTATTGGTGACTTAGCGACTTTTTTAACAGTTTTCTTAATTGACTTAACAAGACTACCTAATCCGTATTGTGCTCTACCACCATCGGCCATAGATCTTTGTTCAAATAATTCTCTAGCTTTTTTAGCTGCTTCTGTAGGGGAAAAACCCTCTTCTAAAAGTTGTTCAAATATTGCTTCTAAAGCTCTTTCGTTGTAGTCATCAGAAGCCATCATCTTTTGATTAGGCCTATAATCACCCTTTAATATAATAGGTGATGACCCTGCTATAAATTCTTTTGTTTTTGATGCGTTAGTTATTGCCATAATTATGTCTAAATTTAGTTAAGAGGCAGGCGTACTATTCCTGAAATATCACACTTTATTTGATTTTTTTAGTATCGTCAACCTGTTTTAAGTTGTCAAAAAACCTTCCACAAAACTGATATTCACCTACATGAGTTATATAATCCATAATATACAAATAAACTTTGCCACCCATATCTGCCCATCTTTGACAAAAACCAAAGTCTTCACCAAAATAACGTTTAGTTTTTGTATCATGAATAGTATCAAAGAAATTATAAAAGTTTGGTTTTTTGACTTCTTTACCGTTAATATTAGTAGGTTGATATATTTGTAACTCAGGATAATGTTTTATCATTTTTTCTAACACTGTTCTTTTAATTATCATACAGCCTGTTGGAGCGTGAGTTGCCTCTACAATACCACCATTAGATTGTATAAACTCTTGATCCTCTAATTTAATAGGAAAAGTATACCCAGGTTTTTTTAATTGATCTGCATTCTGTGCCTTATCTTTTTCTTGAAATATCTTATCCCAGTCTAATGACTTCATTGGATAAGGACATGCAATAACATCTTTATCTGCTTTTAACATTGTCTCAATAGTTCCAAAATCAAAGTCAATATCTGAGTCTATAAATAATAAATGAGTATAACCATCTTCATGATTTAACATTTCAGCAACACATAGGTTTCTACCTTGAGTAACTAACGAAGACTTCATCAAAGTAAAACTAACCAATATCTTTCTCATTAAACAGTCTTGTTGAAACTTTAACAAAGCTTGTGTGTAATGAATAGAACACTCACTATGTACAGGTGTACAAACCATTATCTTCCAAGGTGATTTAGATTCTGGTTTAGGGTCTGATAAATCTATAACTTCAGCTTTAGTGGTAGACTGTTGAATAGTTTGATAAGTATCTTCGTTAAACCAAATAGGTTTATTTGGATTTTGCATTAATTACTCCTTTTAAAAAAGTGGTCCACTGCATACCTATCTTATTCCAATTGTAATAAATATTTGCATAATTAGACTGTGAATTTAAATGATCATGTATTTGTTTTTGATCCAGTGTATGTGATGCTTGTTCAATACCAAAACCAAACTTTTGAGCAAGAGCTCTATGATTCTTATCGTATGGAACATACATAGGAAACTCTGCTCCCGTTTCATATAAAGCTCCATAATCATCTACGATGCAATATAAACCTGCAGCCATAGCTTCTAATAAAGATATACAAAAAGTTTCTTCAAATATACTAGGGTAAGCATAGATATGATAATTTTTTAAATTATCTTTTATGTATTGATTTGGTTTATAACCAATGTAATTTACATTGGGTAATTTTTTAGCTTGCTCGTAAAGCTCTCTATAATCATGATCATTTTTATTATAAAAGTCTTGACCATAAACTTCTGTAGATGAATATACATCTAAAGTAACTAAAGGGTTTTTTACTAATTGCATTGCACCTAACAATACAGATAAACCACGCCATGGTGTGTTTTGGTGTATTATTTTTATAGGCTCACCTTTTATATAAGGTTTAGCTTTTTCTATTTTATCAATACCATTTTTAATAACTACAGATCTATTTGTTGGTATATCAAAATGAAATCTATATTTTTCATATGTCCAGTGAGAATTAAAAACATACCAATCATATTTATTATGATTAGAAGGATCACTAAACCATGGAGTTAAATTAGGTTGATCATAAGAATTTTTTTGCCAAAGTATATTTGGTTTGGTTGGATGCAAAGGTATCTTTTCTGGAACCGAAGTACATATCTGTACTTGATCTAATAAATTTTTATCGACGTATCTTTCTAAATACTCGAATTGTAATTCTGTTCCGCCTTTAGGGTTTTGGTTTTTTAGCATCATTCATTACTTTCTGAAATACTTCTAAACCTTTATTAGTAACCTGCACAGTAACGTCCTCTACAATATCAGGTCCTTCTTTCTTATCTTTATATATTTCTCCGGTCTTCGTATTTCTATATGTTGTTATAGTTGTACAATCTATTTTATAAGGATCATGTGCTCCATGTGTATGTGGAACGTCTCCTCCTTCATGAGAATGGGTGACGCCATTATCATGAGTGTGTTCTATTTTTTTATCCATTTTCATTCTCTCTAGTTATTAAAGCATAACTAACTACAACTGTTACTTTACTTGCTGTAGCTGCTTGAGCTTTTATAGCATCTCCCTCTTCTAAATTCAAGCCTTGAGGTGAAGCGTTTTCTTGCGATGATGCATTTATGCCTTTTCTAAAAAACTCTATATCAGAGGATGCTGAACTATCTCTCATAGAAGCGTTACATAAAATCGTTCCTGTGCTAGAATTAGTAAAATATACACTTTTGACAATAGCCACAGCAGTTGTGGATATAGTTAATACAGTATTTAAATTAGTATCTCCTAAAGATTTAATTGCATTTTTATATTGTATTGTCATGCCATGAAATAATTAAATGCGTCTTGTTCGTTTTTTAAATCTTGTTGAAACGAAAAGTTAAGTTGATTTTGTAATGTAGTTAAAGATTCTAATATCTGTCTTTGATTTTCTACATCATATTCAGGTTTAGGTTCAGGTATATAGTTTGTTACTTTAGCCATTAGTAACCTGTTCTTCCTCTACCAGTTTTATTAGAAAAATTCTCATTAGTGCCTGCTGATTTAAAACCACCTGTGTCTTGATCTATAAGACCAAGTGCTTCGGCTGCTGCATACACACCTGGATTTGCTTGTCTTCCTCGGCTAATAGTATCTGCTCTTGCAAATTCTTGCAGCTCTTTAATTTTTTGTCTACTAGCAGCTGTCTGTGCTCTTTTTCTATTTGCTATTTTGTTAATTCTATCTCGTGCGGCAGTCGCTAAACCAAATTGTGTAGGTTCTCCAAATTTACCACCTGTAAGCATATTTAATAAACCTCCGTACACAGGATTGTAACCTTTCATAACACCTGAAGCAATTCTTCCTATGTTATCTAAACCAGTGGTTCTTCTATAAAAATCTTTCATTGAGCTTATTTCAGGGGCCTCTTTAGGTAAAAAGTTTGCTAAATTACTACCAGGGATTAAAAAATTAATTAGTTTCATTATACCTGAATCTTCTTTATTTCCTACAGAATCTACTTGTGCAACATCTGGTTCATTAGCAACACCAAAAGAAGTATCAAAACCTAATGGCTCTAATGGCGCTAAAGGCATGTTAGGATTAACATTTTGTTTTGCCATGTAAGTTGGGTTGTCAACATTTAAAGGTGCTGGAAATAAATTTAAATTAGCATTTTCAGCTGCTAGTTCTGCCATTGATCTAAATGGAAAATTACTAGTGTCTTGATTCTTAAAATAATTACGATCACCAAATATTGTTTCTTGCATATCAGGTGTATATAATGATTCTAAATATTTGTTATTTATATTTTGTTTATCTGGTTCTGCTGCGCTTGCTGAACTAAAAATATTAAAAAAACTTTTGTCAGGGATTTGTTGTTGCGCCTCAAAAACAGATTTCATTTTTTCAAATTCTGGTTGAGAACTTAAAAATAAATTTTCTTGACCTGGCTGATACTGTTTACTAAATTGTTGATCATAATACAATTGCCCCATAGGAGTTAATTGATTATATAAATCTTGTGAAGTTATTTCAGCCATTATCTTCTTCCGTCTGGTTGTGCGTCTAATCTTAATGTTCCATATCTCCAGGTTTCACCTGTACCATCGTTTTCTATTTTAACAGATAGTAGTCTACCTCGAGCTCGGGTATCTATCTTATCAGTTGCTGCGGTAACTGTAAAGGGTCCTAATGGAGAACTTACAGCTACATCATCTGGATAAGAACTTACAAACAAAGTAATCTGCGCATCTCCTGTTTGATATTTAAAATCAGGTATAAATCTTCTAACAGACATAAAAAATTCACCGTCTCCTCGGTAGTCTACAACACCTGTAGATTGACCAAGAGCACTACGTCTAGATGTAATATCATAGTCTCCAGATCTTATAAATGCAGGGATGGCTGTGGTTGCAACGCTGTTAACTTGATCAGTGCCTTGCTCATGTTCATAGTAAATACTAGCTCCATATTTATTAGTAATACCAAGAATATCAGGAAACACTGGTGTTACGCTGTCATCATAATCGGTTGCATAAGGATGATCAAATACCCCTTGATCTGCATACGTTGTTCTATCTAATGATGACGTTGTCCAACAGTTTTCAGAATAATTATAAGTCACACATCTATCTATTTGAGTAGATCCAGCTTTTGGATAAAACCAATTTACTTCTGTATATAGATTATTAGAACCAGAAAATATAACATCACTTGCACTAAAGTTTAATCCAAGATTAGTGCCATCTGTACTAAATACAAAATCTTCTACAAGACAAGGTAATGATTTTACTGTACCATCAAATGCAAAGAATCCACCTTGAGAACCCATCCAAAATACAATACCATTA